GTACGATACAATAGACATAAACCGACTTACCGGATGTCGTATTGTAGAGACACAAGGCATACCTTCCTCCGCTAACCCAACCTCGACAATCTTATGATATGGTGTGTGCCAAATATGTTGTCTATGTACAGGTATATCATTAATATGTCTACCGTCATTAACCAACTTATGATCCAACAACGGGTTTTGAGTTCTACTGTTTCCCCACGGATAATTAACGGGGTGTCTACTTGACCCTTCACCGCTATGTTCAGCTTCTCTAGAACCAGAACCTTCAATACCACTACAGATATCGCCTTCGGATTCTACAACCATTCCCATATCATACAGTCCTACCACACATGTAGTAGAGGCGCACTTAGGAATTCTTACAAACACAAAATCATTACTATAACTTATAATCATTCACAAACTCGTTTAGTTATCCACCAAGATTAAATCAAAAATTGCACCGCAACCTGAAGTACTGCCCGTAGTAACATCAACCTTAATATCGGTCTTTTCCGTAAACTTTAAAGGAACCGGATAGTCGTAGTCAACAGCATTACCGCCGCCAATACCCCATTGACCCTTCAGATTAAATGCCTCACCAAAAGCACGAGCATATAACTTAATTTTTACTGCGGCTGATTTATCAGAACTACCCTGAATCTTCAAAAGATATCCAGTCTTTCCAGCTGGAATCGTGTATACCGCCATTAGAGTTTGTCCGTTACTAGCACCAATACTCGCTGCGAGAGCCCCACCCTGATTTATAGTGATCACTACAGTGTTTGATGCAGAGACCATTCTTGCTCTGAAAACACGAGAAAAGGTTTCGGTCGTAGTACCACCAACTGTGGTTGTAACGGTCTGAGGATTATAAGAAGCGTCCAGCCCTTGAATCTCAATCGTCTTACCATCATCCGCAGATGTCGCACCAGAAACAGAAACCGTACCCGCAGCAGGATAAGGATATAAATCAGTAGTGCCGTTTCCATCCCAGATAGTTGCGGTTCCGTTAACATCGGTTCCGGTAAATCCGAATTTGTTGATGTGTCCATATCCATCTACTTCACCAGCAGCAATAGGGATATTGGAAGCAGAACCAAACGAGTTGATAATGTTCCCGTCCTTATCAGCCAACAACATGACTTCATGTAAGTCACTGTTTGATGTGTTGTGATGTGATTTCCTGTTTACTGAATACTGTGCCATGTTACATTACCTTTAAGTGAACTGCTGATAGGGGAGATTGGGATTTTGCCACACGATAGAGATAAGTCATAAACTCCTGTTCTCTACCCTTTATCATCACAAAAATAGTCGTAACATAATATTTTGATACTAACCACTCAATATTCTTTGAGGCCAGATTCTTACCAAAAGTCTCTCTGTCAACAGGACTAGTTGTCGAAGAGGTATAGAATCCATAGAATTTGTCAAGGAAACCTTCACGGTCTTTCTTGATGTAGGCTTCTAACTGTCTACGGTTTTCAGTCTTGTCTCTTGTTACCGCATACAATGCGGCGTCAATACCACCATGAGAAACCTTACCGTGCTTCGCCTTCTTACCAATCACCTCACACTGAAATGTGGGATAGGTACGGAACTGCATTTCGACACCGTTAGCGCCAAATAGATAACCATCTTTTGATTTGAAGAAGTCACGTTTGCCGTAGGATACGGCTGTGAATTGAGGCGGTTTGAAAGGCGCCTTGTAATTCACTTGAACCAGTTTAGGTTTATTACCCGCCTGTTTCAACGAGACACCAAGGATGTCTCGTTCAGTGTAGGCCTTGAGGAGTTCGTTGTTTAGATACTGAAGGGACTGTGCGCCTTCGATGTCATACTTGTTCTCTGCTCCACGTGCCACCAACCAGATGTCAGCAGGAGTCCATTTGTTGACATTAGCAAAGGGACTACCGTCCGCTTTGTTGAGTTCTTTGAATTTGTTTTCAAGAGCATCAACCCATGAGGAACCACGGTGAAAAGAATATTGTTTCTTTTTCAAGGCACGATGTAACAGACGGGCGGTATTGATAGAAGAGGAAATCCAAGACTCATCACCCAGAAGTACATCGTCTAGACTCGCATTAGTATGCACTCTACGATAGGCGTTTCGAATATCGTCTGATCTAAACTTTGTGTTGGGGTCATCCCAGATTGCCTGTAGGTAAACGCACTGAGCGGATTCGGTTGCACGAGTATTTGCCGCACCGCCACCAGAACCACGCCCCCCACCAAACTCTTCGGTCTTGGAAAGTTTACCAAAGGAGATTTTTTCACCGGAGTTTGTCTCCAGTCCGATTTTATTAGCCGCCTTAGAATCTTTAGATTTAAGAGCTCTCTCAATCTCAGCATTGTACTTGAGAACAACTTGACTACCGTCCGTAAGTTCGAACGGTTCATTACCCTTATACTTTCGAAGGAAAAGTTCTAAGCGAAACTCTCTATCATCACGAGTAATCTCACCAAAGGTGAGAGACGTTTCTGCTAAAAAAGTTTTGAACCCTTGCATTTAAATTTCCTATAAAGTGTTAACTTCGTTACTGTAACACTATTTATAAGAATCGGCAAGTGTCAGAACAAACCCTGTTCTGAATTATATTGAGCAATCGTTTCCTTCAAAGGACGTACCCAATCATCACGATGTTCGATAAACACCTGTGGAGGGTTATCATCAACCGCAATGATAGTCACCAACTGAGTGATAGGCATTCCGGTACGTTCTTCCCACATAATAGCGTAGGCAGATTCTTGCATGAAGTAGTTTGTGATGTTGCTTCGATACTTCTTCTTACGTGAAGTCTTGAAGTCGATGATACTCAACTTACCGGCAAATTCAGCAACACAATCAACACGACCAGCCACACCGAGATGTGTAGAGTATAGGGGGGCCTCTTGAGCGTAGACCTTTCCAATGTGATCATCCAAGATAGGTTGTAGATCAAGAAAAGACTGAACAATATCAGGGGTGTAACCATCACAAAAATCTTCTTTATTATCTATGTACTTCTCAATAATTTCGTGGACGGCAGTACCACGAGTAGAAGCCCGGTGAGAGATACGATTTGCCTCTTCCTCACCAACACGCTTACGCCAGGCGGCAATGCCTGCACGTGAGAGGATAGAGAGAACCGTTGTGATAGAAGGAAGTCCAAGACCTTCAGGGGTCTTATACACTCGACCTTCTTCGGTTGTCTCTGCAACCATCTCAGTGAGTTCAACGTTTACGTGTTCAAAATGTTTCATACAAACTCCCGAATGAATGCACTACCTAACAGGATCGTCATTGCACCGTTCAACAAAATAAGAGCACGATCACGCCAGATGATAGACACCCACAACCATAGTATCGTACCTATAGTACCTATGGCAAGATCATATTCACGATAGTCAGGCCCAGCATTACGGAACAGTACCGAAGTGAGAATAGCGACAGTCGCCAGCCACTTCACATACCAATCGAAATTTTCCGGATACCACTTTCGATCTGGTTTGGTTCGGCCTTGAGCACGAACCATCGGATCACCCTTTCCATCAACCATTATTCAATTTCTCCCGAATCTTTGCCATACGATCACGTGATGCCTTCCACTGTTCGAAGGTCATCGGTTTACGTTCTTCACCACACGCCAACTTCTGCTTCTTGAATTCTTCCTTCAGAACCTTCGCAGCGTCACGTCCCATGAAACGGGAAACCAGACTCAACACAGTCTTACGGAAAGAACGTCCATGATGCATATTACCCAGACAGTGAGCCAGTTCATGAAGCAGAGTGTAGACGTTCAGACCACACATGGTATCCAGAGTCACAGAGTAACCGTTAGTCCAACCAGAGGTTCCACGTCCACTGTTCCGCTGCTTTGCAACGATCTTGGGAGTGCTGCGTAGAATGGTCATCACATCTTTCTGGACATTCTCTGACCAGAGTTTCTGCCAAGTCTTGGACTTGTAAATCTTCTTGGCGTACTTCTGAGCATCTTCAATTGACTTGAAGGTAGGATTAGGAACACGAGCCTGAAAGGCCCACTCAGCACGATAAGTCTTCTGGCGTTCTGAGTCTTGACCAGAGGCGCCCTTGTTCTGTTTGCGGGCGTGCTTCAGAAGATAGGATTGGTATTCTATATTATCGTATTTCATAACAACTCTCTCATCAACTTACCTATACATCATACAGAACGCCGCAAGTTTTGTCAAGACTTATTTTTAAATTCAGCCCGTTCCTTGTACAGTTTCTTGATGGTTTCTTTAAGTTCCTTATTGCGTTTTCGATCAAAGAAGTCGCCCTCAAGCATACGATCTACCTCGTACTGCGACCACGCAATATCAATTTCAATATCACGAACGTTACGTTGACCTTCAACCATTTGAGTCTCTCCATTAGAGTTTCAGTTACAAGTTACATAATACAGGATTTGACATTCCTTGTCAAGCCCTATGTGGCGGAAGGGGTGGGATTTGAACCCACGGAACCTGTTACAGTTCGCTGGTTTTCAAGACCAGTGCATTCAACCGCTCTGCCACCCTTCCTAACATAATTGAAATAATTGTTCCGCAGTTGTCTACGTCTTGCTTCACAAGTATTTCTAAATCGTCTATTCATCATTCCTCCGGTAACGGGATAGGTAACTCAACCAATTTGTGTTCTCTATCCAGATATTTCATTTCAATTAAAACGGGTTCCATCTCTTGGATACTTGAAACCACATCATAGGGGTCAAGATGTCCACACGTGTAAACGTCAAGTTGCAACATTGCGGGTTCTGCTTCGTCCCAGATATGTAACGCAACATGACTCGTTTCGATAATTGCAACAGCAGTCAGTCCACGGTTACCCTCAACATCACAGTAGATCGAATATGGCCCACCAAGGACTTTCATCCCAATCGTTTCGATTAGGTTTGGAAGCCAGGTTTCACTCATATACGAAGGATCGACAATAGGATTGTTGATCTCTGCTCTAATGATCAAGTGCTTATGAAACATTATTCTTACTATTCCTTATTTGATTGGTGATCCCTGTTGGACTTGAACCAACGACCAATTGATTAAAAGTCAATTGCTCTACCTACTGAGCTAAGGGATCGGATGCCTCATCACCAATCTTTTTATAACGAGCAAAAGTGCCATCGGGTTCTACAACCCATAGTTCTTGAAGCAAGGGGGATTCGACATAGACCCACCGTTCCCCCGTTGCACGGATGTGTTGTGACTCCCGCAACTTACGCATCACAGCATTAGCAACACCAAACTTATTGCGTCCCGTATCCAGTGCTTGCTGTACAGCTTCTGCACAATCATTGTAGACTTCATCGGGAATCTTCCATGACATGTCAAGGTATTGTTCAAGATCACCAACACGCCGCAGATACGCTTGTCCGCCGTCTATCGAGATAGTGCCACATGAACAGGTGACAAAATCATGACGATGCTTCGACACGATAAAGTCATCACACTTTTTACACGTTACTGCATTCTGTACAATCATGGCCACATCTCCTCATCATTTAGCATTTCATCTCGTTCTTCGGGTGTCATGTCATTGGTTACGATACAATATACCGCAAGGGCGATTGTCATTGAAATTATAACAAGCAGAACAAAATCTATCATAATTACATCCTATATGGTGCCGGATGAGAGAATCGAACTCCCGACCTGATGATTACAAATCAACTGCTCTACCTGCTGAGCTAATCCGGCATTTATCAATTTACAAGTTATATATTACACGCATTATCAAAGATTGTCAAGCATTTCTTTTCGAATTTTTGTAGCAGAGATGGACTCTACCTGTTCTCCAAGATGTTCCTGTTCAATCCGATACCCCACATCTCTCCCATAGGTGATATGAGTGATGTTAGGAACCGCCAGAACTGAGTAGTGGACTTGATGCACAAACCCGTGTTTGGCCAGTTCCACGACAATTCGGTCTTTCCTCTCATCAAAAGAGAATGGGTTTGAGGCGTCTTGCTCCATCTCACGGAGCATGATCACTACTTGACCAGTTTTGGAAATTGCTCGTTTAAATAGTTCTGTATGCCCGTCATGCCACGGTTGAAACCTTCCAAGGAGCTGCGTAGTTGGTTTAAATCGATCCATTTTGTCACCCTTATAGTATAATCAAGTTGAGACTCTGGTCTTTCAAAGACTTTGTTTGTATCTTCAAATCGACCCTCATTGATCGTGTCCACCCAGATTGTAAAGTCCGGATTGAGTTCCTTTCGAAACTCTCTCTTGGGGCAAACAAAATCAACAATTCCAAACTCGTATGATTTCATCCTTGCTAGTTGACGTTTCCTACCCTCATCCGTAAAGTCCCAGTCATTATATGCTTCACGAATCGTGTCCGCATTGTAATGTGGTACAAGGAAATGATAGGCAAGTTCTCTAGCGAGAGTTGACTTCCCCGAGCCTGGCAAACCAAAAATCAATATCTTTTTCATATATCCCTACGTATAACATGCCAATCAACTACTAAGTGAATCCTATCACTCCCCCCGTTGATCACACTATGGGGCAAGGTATTATCTATAAGATAGACTTCCCCCTCATCCATCCAAACGTAATCGGGTTCGTTATAGAAACTGACCGATTCGTTGGTGATGATTGGGACATGTACACGGTTATTATAAGCGATTGTGGGGAACATGTCAACATGTTTCACAATCTCTGATTGACCCTTTAATAGATCAAAGGTTATATTGATGAAGTACCCATCTCCAAGAGTGTTCTTGAGTAGAGTTGTTAGTTCCCCAAAAAACACAGGATCGTAGTACTTCTCAAAAAGTTCTGTGGGTGATGAAGGATAAGACATATCCTTCGATTGAATGTCTGGATTACTTACCATCGCAAGAGGTAGTGTCAGAACGTTTTCGTGAGACTTGGCCTTCATGCCATAACGATCTTCCCAGTACATCCAATCGGATTCATCTAGGGATTGGAAAAGGTGGACATAGTTTCCTACATCCACCTCTCCAAGTTTTTTGACCGTTACGTAGTCAGTCATTAGGCAGCCATTGCGTATTCGACTGCCTTCTCAACCGCACGTTGCTTACGAGTCTGGTTCGAACCAAACCAAGCAGAGGTCAAGCGGGTATCCGCTTCACGACCCATAACGTGGTCAGTGAGGTAGGTCACACTGTTCAGTGCTTGCCACCAAGAACCTTCACCGTACTTAGCACCAGGCTGAGTTTCCAGAACATCGTGAGCCTTCTTCGCATTGGAAGTGAGGTCTTCGAAGTTGAGGACGTTATCGCCCTTCTTACCAACGTAGGTACGAGGGAAGACTTCGTTGTAGTACTGAATGAGAGATTCAGGAGTGAAACGCTTCTTGGCGAGGAACTCCGCCATCTCCTTGTACTGAGCAAACTTCTCGTGGGCGATACCCAGAGCTTCCTTAACCTTCTGAGGGTTAAACTCAGAACGGTGGTTCATCTTGCAGGAGTTTGCAACCTGCTGACCCAGCGACATGGTAAGAGTGTTGTTGCAGACCACACGAATCGGAGTGAACCGAACGTCAATCGACTTACCGTACTGGTGAGGGTTAGAGAAGAGAAGGTAGGAGTCAACCTGATCACCACCAAGGATATCGAACGACTCCTTGATCTTGGCGAGTGCCCAAACCATCTGTCCACCCTTCAGTGAACCAGCGGTGTGCATTTCCATGTCACCAGCAAGAACGTACTCAGAGAAGAATTCAAACGCTTCTTCGTTCTGGACGGGGTTCCAGTTCTCACCAACCTGAGTCAGAACCTTGTTGTCCGAAGAACGGACAAGAGCCTCGACACCTGTCGGGATTTCAATGTCACCCACACGTGCATAGGTAGGAACCTTCTCGACTGTCCAGTCAAGACCAGCCTTCTGCATCATCTGTGCGGGAGTGAGATCGTTAGATACTGGTACACCAAGACCGTGCCAAGGAACTTCACCAGCGTATGCCATCGTTTCAACCATATGAGCCATAATATATATTCTCCGAATCGTCTGGAAAGACTATCTCCCCAGATCATGTTTATATAATAAGCGATGGGGCATAAAATGTCAAGGGTTATTTTGAAAAAAAGTGAAAAAAATTACGCTAGGAGGTCTATCCTGTGGCCACGCACCACGGTGGACTCCAATTGACCCCACTTACTGTACGTATATACAGTTTCCTGTTGAATTCCGGTAGAGGGGATTATTCGGGTGACCGTCTTGACAACGGGAACCTCATAGGGATGTCCATTAACGGGATAGACTGTGGCGGTTATTGGACTGATCTTGTCCATTAACATAGAGAGATCAGGGTCTCTACCACTAGAATCATCTGGTTGGTGAGGACAGTCTTCTTAGACTTATCAGCGATCAACTTGGTATTATGGATGTCCTGAAGAATCTCTTTGAATTCTTCTTGTGTCAACTCACCACTTTCCACACAACTCTGAGCCTCTGCGATCATGTCCGCCAGGGACTTCATCTCAGGATCGATGTTCTGTAACCTTAGTTCGTTTAAATCCATTACTTAACCCTCCCCATAATAGCCTTAGCAATTTGGGCACTTTGTTCCTGTAACACAACTTTCTTAAGATTACAGAAAGTCTCACTAATCTGTTCTCTCTGAGTCATACCTTCGGTGGTGGTTTTCATGAGTTCTAACATCTCTAGAATGTCTCTAGACTTCTTAAATTCGGTATAACTAATTAACCAATCAATTTCATTGTCAATCCACTGGACATGGAAGATCAAGTCTTCGTCACGGGAACAGTCCAGCATATTGATGTTGTGGTGGATGTCAACGATTTTCGAAGACTCGTTATCATCGTAACGACTTGGGATAGACATACATCCAGCTAGTATACTCATCCCCAGCGTACAAGCTAATATTTTACCATAAAATTTCATATTTGTCAAGCCCTAATTTGCTAAAGGATTATCTAGGAATGCCTGAATTTTAGCATCCAACCTAGACTCCAACTGTTGCAACTTCCTGTCCGTATCAACAACCAAAGCATCTCTCTTGGTATCAAAACGTTCATCCGCTCTGTCGATCATATCTTCCATCTTGGTCTCTAGTATCCGATTCTGATCTTCGATTCTATCGACATTTCTTTCCATACGGTTGAAGTCATCACGCAAATCATTCTTGATCGTTCGTGAATAGTCTACAGCCGCATCTACTTGAACCAACGCATCAGTTAATCTCTGTTCAATTAACTTGTTTCTATTCTCAATTGCTGTCGTATCTATATTGGCAATGATCTCTTTCATGTCCATATAGTCTTTATATATCTCAAATCCACCCCACGCTGCACCACCCAGAGTTGAGAGGGCGGTGAGCAATATCATAATTTTACCACCTCTGAAGGTCATGCCTCCAAACTCAAACTCTGCCATGTGTTACCTCGTTATTATTCTTCAAACTGAAGGTTTCGAAGCTGTTCAATTTCAGCTTGTAACCGCATTACCTCCAGTCTTTTCTTTTCTAATTCTAGTTTGTATAACAAGTTACAGTTGGGTCTTTCTTTGGGTGCTCCGATAGGAACAACAATCCTTGCGTAAACACCAACGTCTCTTGTCATACCGTTACTTGCAAATCTGGTGGGCGCTTGTGTATAATCCACACCCCCCGTGTATGTTGAGTAATAAGGATCGTCCTGATTCAAAATACCGACAACCCCAAACTCCACGTTCGTTGACGAACCAATCGCCGAAGAACATTCAAAATCACCAGCCCTGACCCGATCCTGTTGAAAATTCTGAGGAGCGGACGGGATATTGAGGTTTAAAGAACTTGCGCTACTAGTAGTAGGAGCTCTTTCAACCACAGTCACTTGTTGTGCGTATGCATTACTCGTACAAGCAACAAGTAACGCTGATAAAAAATACTTTTTCATTTCAACCTTGAACATATTCTAGACGCTACTGAAGTACCCGTTGTACCTCCTCTTAACATCTTAGATCGTGTGCAGATGTAATCAGCTAAACCACGATCCTCTTCACGAATATATATGACAACTTCTTTCCTCTGTAAATAGTTCACTCGGAATATCCTTTCCGTTGTAGCGAACTTCACAGGGTTCCAGTCTTTATCATATACGTTAATTTCAAAAAAAGAAACGTCTTCTCTCGCATTGAACAACGTCATTCTTGTTTGTAAAACACCATCCATATAACTCCTCTCTAGACGAGGATATGTTGGTGTCCATGAGTGAGCCATCGCTGACCCACTCATTAACAAAACAAAAAATGTCATAACAAAACGCATCTTAACTCCTAGAGTGCAATACACTCCGCTGTAACCGTGGCACGATACACGCCCGCCGGCCATGCCTTATCGTAACCATAGTTGGCTTCGGAAGACACCTTAAACCATGTGCTACCAGCAACTGTTAAGTCAACTTCGGTAACATTATTATATAGACGCTTCTCATTGTCGTAGGCAGACATTGTAGGGTCTGTCACTTCGGCAACATCAACACTACCCGTCCAGTTAACAACGTCATCAAGAGCAGGACTCTCGACAAACTGATCTGGAGTGGTAATCATAGCTTTGTAGTAATTCGCTTGAATTACATCATAACGAACGATAGGCTCAACACCCCCACTTACCGCATCGGTAGATAAAACCGAAGGCGATGGGTTTCCGTAGATACCAATTGTGTCCGTTGTAACCACACATTTAGAATCTACAGTGCCAGTAATGTCAACGTCTGCTGCTACTGCACTTACACTAAGTGTCAAGGCAATACCAGTCATAACCTGTTTGAACATCAGTACGCTCCTTTGTTAGATTTATTATTCTTCATACTGTAGATTCACCAATTTTTGGTGCAATTGATCTTGTGCAAATTGATTTAAACGAAACCTCGCATTGTCGGGAATGTTCGCATCAATCAACACAACAGTCTCTTCATATTTAGTGTCTGGAAGAGTTGTATAATAATTGTTTGGAATAAAATTAAGATTTAATAATGCTGTCATGTTAGCCACATCAGCCGCAGCAACTAGTGAAGGATTGACAATACCCAGAATGTCTTCTATAGACCTTCTCTCTCGACCCTTACCGCCTTCTTGGACTCGGTTTCTCTCCTTGTCCTCTTCGTCTTCATCAGAAACCTCCGTCTCTTTATCCAACTCATCCTTAACATATGGATCGTCTAGAGGGTCTGTTACCGTTAGGTCTGGCATTGCAATGGGTGGAATATAGCCGGGACACTCAGGTTTATCGGTAACTTGGAAACAGGGGTTATATTGGTAGTTGTAGACCACCAAAGCGTTCTCAACCGTACCAAATCCCTGAACCTCTATAGAACCATCCCCCCAGTATTCACGGGGGATATTCTGTACAGGAACCAATTTTCGAATCGTATTGCCAGGCACACCAGACCAGTCATCTGTGCTTCTGAAGATATAACCACCATCGATGGCATTTTCGTTTTGAACGTAAACGACCATATCGTCTTCGGGGTTCTTTACGGTAGTGTACCTGTATAAAACACCATTTACGGTAAGTCCTGCCTGTTGAGGCAGAATATTAGTCATTACCCAATTCAGACCATTGGCGGCCGCATTGGGAGAACTTTCGTAAACTTCTTGTGCGTTAGAGGAGGAGAAGCAAAAGCAAGCCAGCAATGCCCCCAATACCGAATAGTGTTTTCTGTCCATTGTCCATTCCCTTATCTTCGTTTCTCATCGAAGGTTGTTTTTCCGGATTTACTTCCCAAGCTGCCTTCGCTTCAAGTCCAATAAGTCCATCATATGGACATGGTGTACCAGCATTCATCATCGCTTCGAACACACGTTCGTCTTGGCACATAATCGAAACTGCGGCAACTTTCATGCCCATGTCATAAGTGGTCTTGGCCAGTTTAAGACGTTCACAGTTTTCGTCCGTGACCTGAGTACCTGTGGAGATACCAAGAATCTGAGTCTGAATTGCACCCGCAACACCAAACGTACATAGATCAGAATTGGACGTATTGATTGTGGGTGAGATTGCAGAAGCTGGAGGCGATCTGAGTGTGGTCGTAGTGTTACCGTTTGTAGTAACTGTACTTTCAGTAATGATTGGTTCAATAACCGAATCGGAAGTTGTATTTGTCTGTGTTTGTGCATACGCACTAACGCTAAATAACGATGTCATTAACATCAAAGTTGTAATTATAAAACGCATAACCTATTCCCATATAAAAAAGTCCTGAAGATTTCTCTTCAGGACTATTTAGTATTATTTTATCTTCTATTACATTCTATTAAAGATATGATACAATAAATCAGCATATTCTGTATGAGCATCTTCGTCTGGATGTCCGTGACGTTTAACGGTATATTTCTCCTTCGCTAAACTGTACATATCCTTCCAAGCAGTAAGTCCAACCTTAGATTCCTTTCTCAAGAGACCTAGCATATATTCCACTCTACGAGTCCACGCTTTGTGATTTCCTTCCGTATGATTCTCTTGCATGATAAAACGAAGACCATCTCTCATTTGTACGTGAAAGGCGCCTTGGATTAACTTAATATTCATAGAATCACACAAAGTCTGCATAGCAACCATTTTACTGAGATGTTGAATCACAGGGGTTCTAGGATTATAACACCCGTCATAATACTTGTACATTGCTCCCCACTTATCGGGAAGAAGATTTGCCACTCTCTCTGGAGAAATTTGTGTTATATCGTCATACCTTTGAATCTTGAGAGGATTCCCCATACCATCAATTTCTGGTCTACTCTCAACAAATTCAGCTCTCCCCCATCCAGACCAAAGGATAACCATGTGTGTTGGTTTTGCCTGATCCGGATCACTTAGATGTAAAATTGTATCTCTGAATATTTTATCATTACCACCTCCACAGCTGGCTAGGTTGATATAAGGCATATTCAACTTTCCAGCCAACTTATCAGTAAAGGTATGGACTCGGTGATTGGGGGGGTCTTCATAACACCCCTCCAATTCATCACCCCAAACAAAACTACATCCGTTCGTTAAAAGCACTAATCGTTCTCTCTATCGTGTACGTACAAGGCGAGAAGAGCATAGTGAAGGATTTTCAACAAATCCTTACGATGATCGTCCTTTGTACCTTTGTTTCCATATCTCGCATTGTATTTATCTACATTGCCAAGAAAGAATCCAATACCACGGCCACGATCTACAATAACTTCACTGGACTGAATACCAGACTGACAATAGTGTTGACCGTAAGTGCTGTCGATATAACTTTGGAGCTCCCGAATCAATTCATCTTCACGAAACTTATACTTAATTTTCTTGGGTTGTTCCGACACATCGACAGTAATATTATAGTCGGTGCCAAAATCATAGGTAAAGTTTGTGGGCGTAGTGTTGATCGTAATAGTTCCGGTGTTAGCAAGTTCGTCCAGATGTTTACGGTTCATTGCATTCCACTCTTCGGGAGTGATGTCATCAATACTGCCAGTTTTTGTCTTACTCATCTTGATACCTCAATCTTTCTGTTTCATAATTATCAAAACCATATTCCAACTGGTTCTTTAAGTTAAACCAATATCGACATCTACCATTCTCAATACAATAAGCCTTCTTAGATTGTTGTACAATGTCTTTAAAGTAATTCATATCTTCAAGTTGTTGGAACTCTTTATCATCAAAGTCTTCATACACAACAAGATAGTGTCGCCCATACTTGGACAGGATATCGAAGTTATCGTGACCAAGAATCTCTTTCACCTTAATGCTGTATACAGATTTGAAAATTCTTTCTCCCTTAATATACTCACCATTATCCTTCTTGGTGTAAAAATTAGAAAGTTGCACATACTCTCGGCCAACATTTGACCGAACCAACACCACTTTCTCTTTACTATTATATACGAGATTGAAGAACTTGTCAAGCACCACACCGACATTTCCTTCCTCAAACACCGTGTCTTTATCAATGACCTTGGTGAATAAGGTAAAACATTTGGCCCTCTGTTCTCCGGTTAGAATACAAACCCTGATATTATACTTGCGTACAATACGCAAAAGGTTTTCTGTAAACTCCCCATATGGATAGATGAAGAAGGTACTCTTCTTGCCTTCCTTTGTCATTCTCACAACAAGATTCTCTAGAGTCTCTTCGTTCTTGATCATGATCTTCTTTTCTTTTGGGGTATTGACAAGATTGCACATGAGAGTAGTCAAGGCAGGATTCCACATCGCCAACCTATCCCAGAAGTTGATAGTTACGTGATCCACGCAATACAGGTATGCGGGAATCATATAGGTCATCAAAGATTCGGAATGAGACAGATTAAAAGTGTGTACCGCTAGAGTGTCCTTAAGGTTAAAGATCGACCCGTTTCTTGCTGAGTATGCAGCAACATCCTTATGCGTGTAGTAGTTGAGTTTGAACATGTCATCTTCAAGACCATCATCCCAAGTGATATACAACGGATCATTTGGGCCTGCAAACTCCTTGGGGAAATCTTTCATCTCATAAGAGTCAAGATCGACATCATCCACATTTACCAGAACGCCGGTGTTTCCAACCAGTTCGAATTCCTTCGGTACAACTTCCTTGGCAATACCATCACACATTTTAATAGCGATGTTATCCCAGAACCCAGCTTCAGGTTTAAGTACCGTGATTGGGGAATCTGTGATGATGTCTTTGTTGAAACTAAGGACGGCAGGAACAATCTGAATCCCCAGTTCAGCAAGGGCAAAGACAAGAGCATGAGTCTTCACTCCACAGTTCATCAGTCCCAGACAGGCAATATTACCCTTTACAATCCCCATCTCATTATGAACATAACTCTTCCACTTGTCAATCAATTCGCAAAAACGTTCTCGGTCATAATCACTACGATCACCACGTTGAATGTTTCTAATTACAAATTGGTCTCTAATAATATTTCTATTAATCATCGCTCTCAATTTCTTCTATCAATAAATCACGGAGTCTCTGTGCTTGTATATCGGTAGGAGTATTCTCTCCATACCCACAGAATTTATATGCAAGAGTAATCCTCTCACATCCAGCATATGCGGCATGCCAACAAATGTTGTGGGGTTCTTCCAGTGGCCCAAAATGATACCATCTCGCCTGCCAGCCTGGTTTGTCCTGAATGGTAACGATCTCTTTTTTCTCAAGATCATAATACCGAAAGTACCCGTCACCCGTCTTAGACCAAGTGAAGAGTACCTGATATGCAGACGCATCCCAGTTGGTGTGCCACCCAACAAACCCGCCTGGCGGGTAATAGGACAACAAGGCAGAGGTGTGGGCGCCGATCTCCGCAGCGAAGTCGTACTTCACTCTCTGCATGTAATCTTCCCACTTAGACTTATCTTTTCGCACCATCATGGCGATTGGTTGGGCAAAATACTTTTCTGGAGCGCCTAGCGGGACTACCATTTTCTGGCAATATTCCAGATATTCCTCCGAACAATAGTATTCACCCTTCGCCATATCCTCTTTTTTATCATACGTGTAATACTTCGGATCATTGTAACCCTCAGTATTAAGCATATCTTCTGCTATGGTGTCTAGAGTCTTTAGAAACTCTTTATTTCGTATCGTTATTTCCATCGATCTTTCTAAACGAAACTTCGCCCTCTTCAGTAATATTCCATTCGATAGTATCACCCACATTTAGATTTAGGGCTTCCATCAATTCGTCTGTGAACTCCAGACACAGGTCACCCTCGACTTCAATAACATTACAAGTATAGATCATGGTAACTTCCTCTCAAACTCACGTTCTGATTGAATATCATGAATCGCTTCAACAACAGACGGAAAATGACTCTGAATAATACTCCAACATTTCTTTGCGACCTCAGCATGTTCCAACTGAGTACCATTCGCCATTCGCAAATCACAATAATGAATCCAACTACGAAGAGTTCCCGACATATACAAAGTGGTTTCCGTGTTACCTTCGGGAAGGACAGCCCGTGCCTGTTCCTTTGCGATACCGTTATCCAATGCCCATTGATAAACTTCTTTGGACTTGCGGATAACCTCTGCCTGCTTCATGCACCAACCCTCACGCAAGTCTTTGGTCTCTGCATTTACTTCGACAGCAATACTATTTTGTCGATTCTTTGGGTCTTGAAGTCTGGCCTCACGATATGTAAAATCTTCAGACTCAGCATATCGTTGTGAGAATTCCTGAAAACTAAACGACCTATGTCTGAGGATTTGTCTGGAAATATCACGTGTCGTTTTGATCTCCATCGTCATACTTACCATCTCAAAGGGAGACCAATGGTTATTCTTAATCAGATACTTCAACAAACGTGGCGCAGTCTCAGCATTATTCTGATTTGTGGGATTACTCACTCTTGCTGCATAGGCAACAAGTTGTTCTGCTGAATTAACACCTACAATCGCACTAGGTGTAGTAAGACCAATCAAATTCACTTTACTCATCATCATCCTCCTTCAACAATTCAACTTTATCTTCTTTCAAACAACCCTTCTCCATTAACCACTCTACAGCATGTCGCATACCTTCTTTTTTTCCGGTATACCTTCCCACACAATAGGAAATAAACATACACAGAGTGGCTAAAATGGAATGTTCTACCGCTGTCATATTACACCTTGAATAGTGAGAAGTCTTTAAACTTCTCGTTACTTATACGTTTACCAGCTTGGGTTCTATCAAACGCAGGAGTGTCATCATCCCACGGGATATCATCAGATTCTTTCTCTGAGGATTGATCACAATCATACAGGCGCATCTTCGATCTGTCAACCCCTAAAACAAACTTTTGATATATGGTAGGATCGTTGTAACGATTCTTCAACTGTTTGACTAGAATCTTGCCCTGTGCATTCAGTTCATTATTTGCGATGAGTGCGAACATGAAGTCAGCGGTTGCGGGTAGTCCAAAAGATTCGGACGTGTCTTCAAGCCCCACATCGTCATTAGAGTAACCAGAACGAGTCGTCTGTGTTGCAGACACAATCGGCACGTCAAACTCCACCGCAAGTCCACGTATCTCTTCAGCAATAGACTTGATATACGAATACGAGTTAATAGCACCACCCATCCCCTTCATCCTTGCGGATGCACAAATGTTTAGATAGTCAATGAAGATGATGTCCGGCATGAACTTCTTCTTCAGTTTCAGTTCGTTCAACAACGCACGGAAGTGTGACGTGTTGGCCTGTCCGGTTGGGTATTCCTTGATAATAAGTTTACCCTGAGTCTTACGAGCCAGTTCAGACACACGATCATGGAACATGTCACGAGACATATTCTCTAGTTGATCAATCGCAACGTTCAACAGGTTGGCGTCAATACGTTCTGCGATACGTTCCTCTGCCATCTCCATAGTGATATAGAGAACGTTCTTACCTAGGCTGAGTGAACTACCAGCGCAATGGCACATAAAGAGAGACTTACCCACGCCAGTACCAGCGAGAGCGATGTTAAGAGTCTTATTTGGAAGGCCACCTTTTGTAATTCGATTAAAGTAATCAAGATCGAATGGTAGTCGTTCCTCTTTTTCGTGGTAGAAGTCGAATCGGGCATCAACGTTCTCCAAATAATCGTGACCAATGTTAGTATCAAAAGAGACACCCAACGCCTTACTAAGAATATCTGGAATACCGTTCTTAGTCAACGTCTGGTGTTTACCATCAAGAATAGAAATAGATTCCATGACCGCATTGAATACAGCACGGTCTTGACACCACTTCTCAGTTCGATCAACCAACCAACTTAGGTCTACATCTTCTTTTGAAAACACGTTAGGAAGAATTTCCATGGCGTGTCGGTACTGTTCATCCGACAGACGGTCACCCTCATCGATCTCAATCTTGAAGGATTCCATTGTCGGCAGTTTATTATACTTGGCAATAAACTTGGTGAACTCTTTAAAGAGGTTCTGATACACCCCCTGAAAATAGTCCGGATTGATAAACGCTGCAACCTTGCGAGCGTACTCATCATTAGTTACAAGATTTCTTAAAATTGTTTGTTCTAGATTAATATCCATTAATTCCTCGGTTGAGCAATAAGCCACCCTTCTGCATAGGCACGTTCCAGAACATCCTCAAGGATGTCTGCTGCATACTCCTGTAGTTGAACATCATCAGATGTCAAAAAAGGATCAGGGGTATATACTACCTTATAATTGAACGTAAGGCAATCCTTAATTTCATTAAAGGCAACATTTCCATAACGAATAACCGTTTCAGTAAAATCTCCACGTAGGATACGAATATCCCACGCCTGATCGTTTGGAGAATCGTCAACGGGGATCAACTCATAGTCAACCCCCTCTGACACTTTATCTACATTAATCTTCTTCGCCATCTACAATGTCTTCCATAGCTACTTGTGAAGGTAGACCGATCTTGTACTGTTTCTCAAGGAACTCAGCGAAGTCAGTGAATTCAAAGATAGGTGTCCAGAACTCTTCTTCTAGCGTCTGAGCTTGTCTAACTTTTGGATCAAGTAATTCGCCAGTGCTAGTATCAACACGACAGTACCAGCCATTAGAAGGCTTAGCCACATAGTTACCAGCCAGAGCAACGTCAAGAAGACCAGACCAACGCTGGACGCCACCCTCCCAAGATACTGAGATAGGGATTTTAGATTTTTCTTTAACATAACGAGACTTCTCCACATTGATCACAAAGTGGTAACCCTTGACCTCTGTCCCCTGCTTGTCCTGTTGACGGCCAAGAATCCAGATGTTGTCTGCTGAGTAGTAGATACCCGTACCACCACCAACGATGTCCTTCGGAAACAGACCGATCTCTTTGTAGGTGTGGTTTACGGCCAACATAGGAATGTTCTTCATCGCAAGGTACGGAGTACACATACGGAAGAGACCCTTGAGTGCCTTTGCACGAGACATGTCTGCAACAGACTTCTCGTTGATTGCGTCCTCAAGTTCCTTCTTCGAAGCAAGGTTACCAATCGAATCGATGACAACAATAACGTTATCGTCACGATCCATTGCTTCAAGTTGGCTGATCAAGTCAAACTTCAGTTCTTCTACATTCGTGATAGGAGTGTGAAGAACACGACTAGTATCAATTCCAAACTGTTCGAAATAAGATTGGGGTGAACCGAACTCAGAATCGTAGAACAATAGTACTGCATCTTCTTTTGCCCTCAGATACGCACCCGCCATCAACAAGGCGAATGAAGTCTTAAAGTGTTTGGAAGGGCCTGCCAGAACCGTAAGTCCCGGCGTAACCCCACCATGAATCGAACCAGATAGTGCCACGTTAACCATAGGCACATCGGTAGGAACCATGTCCTTCTCAGTGAAGAACTTACTCTCCGACAGAATCTCCGTTGTCTTGATCTTTGAGTTCTTCTTCAGTTTCGCCATTACGCTCATTTTTCACGTCTCCATAAGTAATATTGTTTGCTTTTTCACGTTCATCAAGTTCATAGTATGCACGATAACGGCTGTTGATGTCAAGCACTTTTTCCAACAGACTGAAACTAGCCACTACCTCACCCTTCTCATTTTTTGCCTCTGAGAACTTGAGTAGTGCTGTGGTGTCCTTGGGTAGACAGGCGCCACCAAATCCACGTTTACGGTCATAGCCAGGCACACGGGTGTGGCCAATACCCACACGAGGGTCTGCACCAACCGCACGAGTGATAACGTTAAAGCTACAACCAAATGCATTGACAAGATCATACAACTGATTGAAGAACGTCACCTTCGTTGCAAGGAAAGAGTTAATCGTGTACTTAACAAATGACGCTTCAACAGCTGACATACGGAAGTAGTCATTAGATTGACACAAACTGAAGATGTCATAGATTTCTGTGAGATGCATGGTTGCACGTTCAGTACCACCAAGAACATGGAACGCAGCATTCACGAACTGTTCTTCTGCATTCTTCTCAGTAAGAAACTCAGGGTTATACACGAGGCGGTCAACCCCATCTTCAAACATGGAGTTATACAGACGATCAATCACATCAGGAGTAACTGTTGATTTGACAACAACAAGAGCCTCGGTATGTTCGATCAACTTCAATACTGCATCTTCAACAATAGATGCATCCACGAAACCTGTCTCTGGATTCATGGGCGTAGGCGCACACACGAACACACAGTGAGGTTCGAAATCCACCATTGCATCGATAGTAGCTTTATCACCATACTTCGGATCAGCGATTTGCAAGTCTACCAGAGGGTGACTAAATGCATACTCAACTGCACGTCCTACAAACCCATGTCCAACGATACCCAACTTAAAAGGGTTTTCGGGACTAATCGGTTTTTGTTTGTCCGCTAGGGACACACCACCCTCTTTAGGGGTGAAATCGTCAAAGTTATCAGCCATTATAAATTCTCCTGAGCATAATAATGTTTCTTGTACCATTTATAAAATTTAGCAACACCTTCATCAATACTGGTCTCAGGTTTATATCCCAAGGCCTGTAATTTTTCAGTGTTACTCCAAGTTTCTTTAGTGTCGGCTGGATGCTTTGGTGCAAGGTTAATAAGAGCTTTCTTACCGACATTATTCTCAATAGCTTTAACAAAATCCATTAACTGAACTTGTTCTCCCCTACCGATATTAAATATTTCACCATCATCAATTTTACCATCTTCCATATTCTCAAGTACAACAACAATACCGTTAAGGATATCATCGATGTAGGTGAAATCTCGTTTCATGTCCCCATAATTATACACGTCAATGGGTTCTTCTGCAAGGATTCTTTTAGTGAATTGGAATAGCGCCATATCGGGTCTACCCCAAGGCCCATACACGGTAAAGAAACGTAGACCAACTGCATGAAGTTTTGAAATCTTAAATTGACATTCGTTGATGTACTTAGTGTAAGCATACGCATTCAGAT